CGAGTTCCAAGCTTACTTCGGTGGGACAGAACCTGTTAAGTTTTATAACACACAAATTCCTAAGTACGAAGCGGCATATATTGCTAAATCTTACTTACAACAATCAAACCAATTATTTGTAACAAGAGTCTTGGGACTTTCAGGTTACGATGCGGGTCCTTCTTGGAGTCTTAAATTAATTGCAAACCCTGACCCAACTACGATTGGATTAGGAAGTAGTAGTGGTACTCCTTGGACTGCCAACTTTTCTGGAACAACAGGAGGAACTGTTACATTTCTAAATTCTCTTCCCGCTCAAGTACAATCAAATTTAAATGTGCAATATAGAATGGCGGACGGAAGTACGTCAACATTACAAACAGATTTTAATACCTATTTGAGTGACATTTTTGTAAATGGTACTTCAGGGTCAACTGCGGTAATTTATGGAGCAATCGACTCAACAGATTATAATTCATTAACAGGCTCAACATATACAGGTATTACCAACGTTTATGTTTGTGATTCTCCAAGTTTAGATTACAATGATTTATCTGCAGGTGACAACGATACTTGGTATTATGCTAACTTTGATATTAGTAGTGGAAATGCATACACTGGATACTCATTCTATTATAGATATAATGCTGTAACAGGTACATCAACAACATATAGTGGTACTGTTTCAGGTAAGATTTACTCATATACAGGAACAGCATATTCAGAGGTCAATAACATGGTTGTTGCTACTTTACGTTCAAGAGGTATCTCTTTATACGATAATAGTGCCGATAGTGAAAATCACGGGCCAGTCTATCAAGTAACAGGTCTTACTGATTTAAAAATTGTAAGCACTGGTCAATACTCAGGTATTACTCAATCACCTTATGCAACATTCTTATTATCAGGTATTACTAAGGCGGATGCTAATTCAGGAGAAAGAACTACATTCTCATTTGAGACTTCATTAATGGCTTCTTCTTCAAAATATCTTACTAAGGTATTAGGTGTTGACAACTTTGGAAAATCAAGATTTGAAGTTCCTGTGTTTGTTGAGGAAGCTTATCAAGGTACTATTAATTATGCGTACAACCAAGGTTATATCCGTGGTTTAAGTTCAGAGTTAATTGCATTACCTGATGCTAGAAGTCAAAGTCCTAGTTCAATTGCTTGGAACTTAGAACAGTATCAATCACCTGAAACTCCATTCTTAGTTTCTGAATTAAGAGGTAATAAAGTTTATAACTTGTTCAAATTTATCTCAATCTCTGACGGAGATTCTGCAAACGTTGAACTTAAAGTTTCAATTGCTAACTTATCATTCAACAATATGTCGTTTGATGTTTTAGTTAGAAACTTTTTTGATACGGATGCTAATCCAGTTGTGATTGAGAAATTTACAAACTGTAACATGGACCCAGCATCTAACAACTTTGTTGCTAAGAAAATTGGTTCATCTAATGGTGAGTTTGCTTTAATTTCAAAATATATTATGATTGAATTGGCGGATGAAGCTCCGATTGATGCAATTCCTTGTGGATTCTACGGTTATACTCAAAGAGAGTATGAATCCGCTTCTAATCCTTCACCATATCCTAAGTTCAAAACTAAATATTATTATCCAGGTGAGGTTATTTATAATCCTCCATTTGGAACTGCTGCTGGTACATCAAATGCTGTAGAATCAGCGGGTGATATTGTTAGAAGAAGTTATTTAGGATTCTCAACTCAATTTGGAATTGATGAGTCATTCTTAACATATATATGAATACAAAATCCTATAGTTGGTTGGGAAACAGCTACTGATTCAGTTAAATGGAATTACTTAAGTAAAGGTTTCCACATGGACTCAGGTGCAACTGTTGTTACAATTGCTAACGCATCAATAACAAGTGGTCAAACAGCATTTGAATGTGGTGTTGCAGATTTCAGAAGTGACCCACAAACTCAAGAAAATCCTTATTACTTCATCTACGCTAGAAAGTACACAGTATGTTTTGCAGGTGGATTTGACGGATGGGATATCTACAGAGAGTGGAGAACTAACCAAGATAGATTCCAATTGGGGGCTTCAGGTTATTTAGCGGGAGCTTATCCATCATCAAGATACCCAACTGCAACAGGTGACGGTATGTTCAAGAGAATAATTGTACAAAACAATACTCAAGATTTTGCTAACTCTGACTACTACGCTTACTTATTAGGTATCTTATCATTTGGTAATCCTGAAGCGACAAACATTAATGTGTTCGCAACTTCAAGTATTGACTATGTTAACAACTCTAATTTAGTAGAAGAAGCTATAGACATGGTTCAATATTCAAGAGCTGATTCAGTTTATATCGCAACAACTCCTGATTATCAAATGTTTACACCAGATGCAACGAGTTCTTTAGATATCATATACTCACAAGAGGCGGTTGATAATTTAGATAACACGGGTATTGACTCTAACTATACTGCAACTTATTATCCTTGGATATTAACAAGAGATACAGTTAACAATACACAAATCTATTTACCACCAACAGGTGAGGTTTGTAGAAATTTAGCATTGACAGATAACATTGCATTCCCTTGGTTCGCTTCGGCGGGTTACACAAGAGGTCTTGTAAACTCAATCAAAGCTAGACAAAAACTAACTCAACAAGATAGAGATACATTGTATCAAGGTAGAATCAATCCAATCGCTACTTTCTCTGATGTAGGAACTGTAATTTGGGGTAACAAAACTTTACAAGTTGCTGACACAGCACTTAACAGATTAAATGTTAGAAGATTGTTATTACAAGCTCGTAAATTAATTTCAGCAGTAGCGGTTAGATTATTGTTTGAACAAAACGACCAAATAGTTAGACAACAATTCTTAGATAGTGTTAACCCTATTTTAGATTCAATCAGAAGAGACAGAGGTTTATACGATTTCCGTGTAACAGTTTCTTCTTCACCTGAAGACTTAGATAGAAATACATTAACAGGTAAGATATACTTGAAACCAACGAAAGCGTTAGAATTCATTGACATTGAGTTCTTCATCACTCCAACAGGAGCTTCGTTTGAGAATATCTAAAATAATATAGTGGGGGTACGAATGTACCCCCTTTATCCAATATGAAACAACAAATTAAAGAAGGATTTGAAAATGAAGGTACTCCAGATATGAAGTACTATGCGTTTGACTGGGATGACAACATTGTTCATATGCCAACAAAGATTATGTTAAAATCTGAAGATGGTGATGAAGTAGGAATGAGTACTGACGACTTTGCTGAATATAGAAGTGAAATTGGAAAAACACCATTTGAATATAAAGGTGATACAATTGTTGGTTTTTCGGAAGACCCATTTAGAAATTTTAAAACCGAAGGTGATAAAGACTTTTTAGTTGATGCTATGAGAGCAAAATTAGGTCCCGCATTCAATGATTTTAGGGAAGCTATTAACAATGGTTCAATTTTTTCTATAATTACTGCGAGGGGTCACAATCCTAACACGTTAAAACAAACCGTTTACAATTACATTATAGACGGATTTAATGGAATAGACAAAGACCAATTAGTTAAGAATCTAAAAAAATACAGAACATTTGTTGATGAAGATGATATGACTGATGATGAATTAATCAAGTCATACTTAGAGATGAATAAGTACCACCCTGTTTCTTTTGGGGACGAGGGAGGAGCGGTCAATCCTGAGGAGGCAAAGGTAGATGCGATGGAAGATTTTGTTTCTTATATTAAAGGAATGGCTGGAGTATTAAATAAGAAAGCATTTTTAAAGAATGATGTATCTAATAATTTTATTCCTAAGCAACCTAGTATTGGATTTTCAGATGATGATATTAAGAATGTAGAAGTAATGAGTAAACATTTTAAAAATAAACCAGATAATATAGTTAAAACTTATTCTACTGCAGGAGGAATTAAGCAAGAATATAAGTAATTAATAATTCTTTCAAAATTAAAGTAAATAGAAAAATTTTTGAGAGTTACTATATTTATTAGATATAAACACAGAAAACAAAAAAAATTAAAATAACATGGCTGATTTATTAATGAAAATGCCGATACCTTATGAACCGAAACGTCAAAACCGTTTCATCTTAAGGTTTCCATCAAGTTTAGGAATTAACGAGTGGTTTGTGGAAACAGCATCAAGACCACAAATTGCTATTAACCCAGTAGAGGTACAATTTTTAAATACTTCAACATTCGTTGCAGGTAGATTCAAATGGAATCCAATCAACGTACAATTTAGAGACCCAATTGGTCCATCGGCAGCTCAAGCATTAATGGAGTGGGTTCGTTTACACGCTGAATCAGTTACAGGTCGTATGGGTTATGCTGCTGGTTACAAGAAAGATATTGACTTGGAAATGTTAGACCCAACTGGAGTTGTTGTTGAAAAATGGATTCTTTATGGAACATTCTTAACAAACGTTAACTTTAACGCATTAGATTATAAATCAGACGCTTTAGCAACAATTACAGCTACATTACAAATGGATAGATGTGTGTTAGTTTACTAATACTATTTATAAAATAATTTATTATATTATATTTAACCGTAAAGCATAAACACTTTACGGTTATTTTTTTATGGACAATCAAACATCAGACTACGGTCAACAAAATTTTACCCTTCCTCATGACGTGGTACCTTTACCATCGGGGGGAATTTTTTACAAAAACAAAAAAAAATCTTTAAAAGTTGGATATCTAACCGCCTCAGATGAGAATATCTTAATGGGTGGTGGTGCCGATTTGACTCTTAACTTATTAAGAGCAAAAATCTATGAACCTGATATCAGGGTAGAAGATTTAATTGAAGGGGATATTGAA